TTGGTATAATCAAGAAGCAATGAAAACACCGAAAAAATATTTTGATGCATTATGTGATGAAGTTCAAAAGAAGTTAATTTGTTCAAAGGAAAGAGTTGAACGTGAAATGTTTAATTATTGTATTAAACTTAATGACAGCGAGAATATGTAAGAGAGGTTAATGCCTCTCTTTTTCTATGCAGAAAGGAGAATACATGGAAATCAGAGCAAGACCGAAAGGTCTTATTTTTATACTCAAAAACAGAGAAAAGAAAGGAAAACAGCATGGAAACAATTATTTCAGCCTGCATCTCAGCAGGCGTAACACTTGTAATCTGCCTGTTGAACAATCACGGGCAGCAGGAGAAAACAAGAGCTCTTATGGAATACAAGCTGGATGAGTTGACCAAAAGAGTAGACGAACACAACCATGTGGTTGAACGTACATATAGTATAGAGAGGGAACTCTCCATACAGAAAGAGCAGATCAAGGTAGCAAACCATAGAATTGAAGATTTGGAGGGAATTGACCATGAACATTGAAACATTAATGCAGTACATGAGTTACATTTTGGCAGGAATTGGAGTGCTGGCTTTCTTGGTCAGCGTGATTGTGCAGGCAATCAAGGAGATGCCGGCACTGAAAAAAGTGCAGACGAATGTTGTGGCACTGATCACATCACTGATCCTGACACCGGCAGCGGTAATCGTCTTGTGCACCTATTATCAGATAGTAATTGAGTGGTATTACATTTTCGCATCATTTATTGCTGCATTCATCGTCTATTTAGTGAGTACTGGTGGCTGGGAGAGAGTGACAGAGATGTGGAACAGAAACGCATATAAGAAAAAGTAGAATTGCACCGGTGCAAGAAAGGAGAATATCATGACAGAACAGACAGTAAAAGAAATCATTAAGAGTTTTGCCTACGGACTTTCGGCAAAGGAAATCTCAGACAATGAGGGCACATCACTGGAAACTATGCAGAAATTCGCAGAGGAGCACGTAGCAGAGATTGAACAGAAGAAAGCGGAATTGAAGGAAGGTGGATGGTATGAGTAATCTGATTATTGACGTATCTTATCATAATGGAGTTATCAACTGGGAAAGAGTCAAGGCGTCAGGTTGTGCAGGAGCTATCCTTAGATGTGGGTATGGAGATGATATCACATCACAGGATGATAAGCAGTGGGTTCGCAACCTTGCGGAGTGTAAGAGACTTGGAATTCCAGTAGGAGTCTATCTGTACAGCTATGCTACTTGTGACAGACAGGCAGAGAGCGAGCTTGACCATATCCTGAGACTGATCAAAGGTCATACATTCCAGTTGCCTATCTTCCTTGATGTGGAAGAACCAGGCACACAGAACTATGCTCCTAGATGTTGTGAAATCGTCTGTGAAGGACTAAAAGCGAATGGATATACTCCGGGAATCTACGCTTCATTGAGTTGGTTCAACAACTACCTTGGCAGTGTTCGTGGTAAATACATCGAATGGATGGCAAGATACAAGAATCTTCCAGAAGATACATACAATGGTCAGTATGCTATTTGGCAGTATTCTTCTGATGGACAGGTAGATGGAGTCAGTGGAAGAGTAGATGTAAACCATTGCTATATGGAATTCGGTGGAAGTGTTCAGCCTGTTACACCTTCTGTTAAGCCGGCACCGGCTACAAAGAAAGATTTAGGACAGGTCGATATTACATATCAGGCTTATACAACTAAGTGGTGGGATCCAGTAACCAACAAAGCGGATTGGGCCGGTAAAGGTGATGATGTTCCGATTAAGTGGCTTGCTATCAAGGTAAGCAGAGGAAGCATCCGCTGTAGAGTATACACAAGAAAGAATGGTTGGCTTCCGTACCTTACATTCGGCAACAGCTATGATCTGAATGACAAGGTAAATGGAATCCTCGGAGATGGTTCAGAGATTCTTGCTATTGAGTTGTATTACATCACACCGGATGGATATAAGTACAAGATGGTTCACTACAGAGTTTCTGTACAGAACAACAAGAACTTCTATGCAGATCAGGTTGACACACTGAAAGCAAGTGGCATGGACGGATACGCAGGAGACAAATACAGATTCATTGACAAGTTCCAGGCTTGGATTGAGTAAAAAAGATGCCCCGGAGTATTTGACTCTGGGGCATTAATATTGTATCATCTTCTTCTATTTTCGTGTTGCATTTCGTGTTGCATAGTTTTCCAATATCGTATAATTCCTCTAACTTATAAGAATTATTCTAATATGCTAGAATCTGTGAAACCCTTGTATTTACTGGGAAAAACAAAAAAACCAGCAACCATAACGATTACTGGTTTTACAGGGGATGAGAGAATCGAACTCCCACCAAAGGTTTTGGAGACCCCTATCATACCATTTGACCAATCCCCTATTCAGTTGTCGCTTAACTCAAGCGACTTGTTAAGTATACCTTATGGAGTGATGAATGTCAAGAAAAAAATAAAGAAAATTCAAGAAATGTTTCAAGGATGGTTCTCTAATTCTGAATCAAATTATAACGCATTTATCAAAGTGATGCTTCGGGGGAATGTGAAAGAGATGAATACTTATATGAATGAAGTTGCACTAGCTACATTCAGCAGTTTTGATACAGGAAGACATCCGTCAGGAAAAAGTTAGCCGGAGCGTTTCTATCATGGATTCGTTCTGGGACTTTTGGTAGAATTAAGAGATCGTTATGAAGTAAAGTCCAACAG